AAACTCCTGTTTCAGAAGTTTTTGCATCTTCCCAAATAAACCATCCACCAGAGTTAGAACTCCATTTTTCATTTAGATATATTGTACCACCAAAAATATAATCTTTATCATGGTGTATCGAAATTCCTGAGTGTGGCTGCCAAACATAATATTGGAGGAGTAATTCATTATAATTAGGCAAATGAGATTTGATTTCTTGTTCTATTAGTGTTCGTAATTGAGGAGACACTGGAGTCATTACACACATTCCAGATTGTTGAATTTTAATATTTTTATCCCAAAGTAAAGAACTTGAATACCAACACCTTAAACTAAATTTTTTCTTAAGATCTACAATGCAGTCATCGTATAAGTTTTTACTTAAAACATTTTTCATTATTTTCATACTAATTCTTCAAAAGTAATTAATGTTAATGTTAATACGCCCCACATTATCTGTGCAGGTTGCACTTGTATGTTTTATAGATGGATCAAACAATAAAATTCTATTTTCTACACTTTCAATTTTAGTTCCATCTTCTAGAAGCGTATATCCATTATTACTATTAATAGAAAAGATAGCTCCTTTATGAGAAAAGGTTTTATCTGTATGGAATCCATGTTCTATTTGAGTTCCGACATAAGTATAAAGATTAGCTTTAACTCTAATTAAAGATTTAATTTCTAGTTTATTTAAAATAGGTAAAAGTGCTTTAAAGTAAGCAGACGTAGGTTGTGTAACGCCCTGATGTTTATCATAAAATTGATGGAAAAAATAATAATTATCTTTTCCTTTTTTTTCATTTGATGAAACTTTATCACATAAAAACCAAGGAAAGCCTTGAGATTGTATAAGATTTTTTACTTCATCAAAAGTTTTTTGATCTAAAAAATTATCTATAACCTTATGAAGTTTGGACATTTCCACTTTACCAGTATCACTTTTTCCAGTAAATGAAAAGTCTTAGAAGGGTCGTTTATTTGTTATTAAACGATTGTGTTAGCTTCAGCTTCAGTTAATGGTTGTCCAGCAATTAACTTTGCTTTCGCATTAGCTCTGTCTGTTTGTCTTTGAATTGTTTTATTTCTTCTAGTTTCTTCATCAATAGTATCTTGTGCTTGTTCAGCATCTCTAGCTGCTTCTTCTGCAACTGTAAATTGAACCCTAACTCCATTAATTTTATGATATCTTGGCATATTATCTCCTATTAAGTAATTTTCCTTCCGTATAATGAAATTTTTCCTAAAGCTACGTTACCTGCTGATAAATAGAATTGCAGTCCTGTAAGAGCAGAAGTTTGATCGTATAAACCTCCACCAAAGTAATTGGCTGTTTGTCCTTGTGATGGAGTTGATCCACCCAAAACTACACTAGTCCAAAACCAAGAATTTTTCCAAAGTGATGTACTATGTACATCACTTACATAGTAAGTAAAGTTCATATTATACCCAGCCGTATTACCTAAAGCCGTTGGAGCCGAAGCATTATAAGGATCAATCAGTTGAATAGTACTATCATTTTTACTTCCTGCATCCATAGTTTGTCCGCCTTGATTTTCTACATCATAAGCTCTACAACTCCACTGATAATCAGTTGCAGTTACTATTGAGCCACTAACATAATATCTTACTCTAGGAAATGACACATTAGTTGCAGCTGTTATTCCAGAACCAACCAACATAAAATCTATATAATCACTTGATAAAGTTGTAAAATCTATTGTGGCATCAGCAGAAGCTGTTGTCGTTGAAATTAATGTCCAACAACCACCACCTGCCGCAGCAGCCCATTCAGGAGCAGTCGCACCAGTGTTCATTGTAAGAACATCTGCCGCACTTCCTTTTGCTAACTTTGCTAATGTAGTTGCACCTGTTGCATACAAAACATCTCCTGCCGTAAAAGAAGTTAAATTTGTACCTCCTTTACCAACTGTGATTGTTGGTAAAACGGTAAGGTCTACTGAACCCCAATCTGGAGCTGTTGCTCCTGAGTTCATAGCCAAAACCTGTTCGGCTGTTCCTTTTGCTAATTTTGCTAATGTCGTTGAACCTGTGGCATAAAGAACATCCCCTGCCGTAAAACTTGAAAGTCCTGTTCCTCCAGCCGCTACTCCCAAACCATCGGTAATGGTAAAAGTTGCTCCAGTAGGAATAGTAATAGTATCGGAAGCATCACCTATTTGTAATGCCGTTCCTGTGGATGGACTTAATTTATCTGATTTTATTTCACTTGCCATGATTGATCCTTTTTATATTAATTTAAAATTTAAGTAAATAATTATTTTTATCCATTATACGATTGTTAAAACCCCAGAACCTTTAACATCCCATACCGCTGAACCTGTTACATCTATTGCTCCCACAAGCATATAATTCTTGGTTGCAACCATTGTGGTATCGACTGAAGAACTAATTTCATTGTAATTAGTAAAAGTTGATCCTGCGGTTGATATTGCTCCACCTTCTCCTAAAGTGGTATCGGCATCAGGTAGTGTGTAAGTTCTTGTTGTTGATGCGGATATGCCTGAACATTGAAACTGTGCCTTTTTACTATTATCAGTATTATCTTGTAAAGTAAAGTTATCATCATCAATAGTTGTTACCGTACCAGCCGTTACACCGTCTATTTGAGCTTGAATACCAGAGGTTACTCCACTGACATATCCTAGTTCGGTATCAGTAGTTGCCGATACTGCAATTTTTTGTGAACTATTTGAAATAACGGCTCTACTTGCCGTTAAAGATTCTGTGTCTATAGTTGTTGCCGAACCTGTAATCGTTGCTTGTTTAGCATCTAATTGAGTTTGAATATCTGAAGAAACGCCATCTAAATATCCTACTTCCGTTGAAGTAACTGCACTTACCGAAACATCTCCGCTGCCATCAGAAACTAAAGCTCTTGATACAGTAAGATTCTCCATTTTAGAAAATTCTATGGCTGCCGCAGCATTAATATCTGCATTAACGATAGTGCCATCAATAATAACTGGGGGTAAAGAAGTATTTGTTGCACTTAATATTCCGATATAAACCGAAGTAATTGCTCCTGATGTTAAACTGCCTGAATCCCAAGTTACATTAACGGTAGTGTTGGTAGAAAAAGAAGTGCTGGAAATTGTGCCGTACAAAGTTGCAGCCGAATCAACCACTTGAACTCTACGGTTCGCATGATAAATAGCAGTTACATCAGCACCATCAATAGTGAAAGCTGTTCCTGAAACATACGTTGCAGTATAAGACGCATCGCCATCTCCATATTCAATCCACTGAGCATCATTAAACCAATCTCTAGTATTTTTCATTAATGCTCTAATGGCATTGTTTAAATTGCTAGGTAACATTCCCTCTGCAACATTAATCGTATTTAATGTTGTATTGTCAGCTTGGGTTGTTGAATAATCTTTTATGTTTGTTGCCATTTAATTTTCTAATTTATAAACCATGCAAACGCTTTGGCATTCTCATCGTTGTTTTTATTTATTAAAACATTCACCGCTTCTTCAATTTGTCTTTGAAAGAACTCTTGGTGTTCCATGCTATAACGCACATTTTCTATATTAATATCTTTAGCCATTATCTTTGTCCTGCCCTACTTGCTACAAAATCAACTCCCTGTGCATGAGTCCAAGTTGACCCTGCTGCAATTTTAACATTCGCCCTAACATATCTTCCTGATTGTCTAACTGGAACTGTACCACTGGTTACCATTGAACTATAAGAAGATGTTGAGGCACTATTGGCTAATCGTTCCCTTGTTGTAATGGCAACTGTCGCAGTCGCATCTACAATGGGTCTGACTTCTGTTATATCTGATCTTAAACCTGGAAACAACTCTATTTCACTTGTTTCTATTTCTACTTCATTACTATTGCCAGAAAAAATAGCCGCTTTATTATCTCCATCAATCGCACCTAAATACCTTTGGCCTCCCAACCAAAAATCAGTATCTAAAGCAATATTAATATTATCTATACTTGAATCAATTAAATCCATTGTTTCAACGGTATAAGCTCCAACGAATTGAGAAAAAATCGTACTAGCTGACGCATTAGCAAAAGACCATTTTTCAGTTACATAATTATAAATTAAAAGTTTATCACAAATTCCAGTCGTATTCGCCTGATTGTCTGCACTAGGATAAAGCCAAATAGCTAATGTATTAAAAGGATCAACCGCAGCCACAATTCTATCGGAATAGGCTTTGTCTAAATCTATATCAAAAAAACGATTTACTTTTTCCGCACCAATCGGTTTAATATTATCTCCTTGCACTTCAAAGAAACCATCATCAGCATAAAAGAAAACCCTTCGATTGTCTTGGCAAACTGTTTTTCCATAAACTGCACCCCTGTTGGGAGATACCACAGAAAATCTAAAGATAGTTGCTCCTCCCACATAATCTAAACGCACTATTTCATTTTGTCTAAAAATATAACCATATTCACCAGAAGTGATGGCTACAATCTGTCCTCCTGAACCTGGAAGGTCTTGACTGTCGGCTTGTTTTGATCCTTCTGTCCAAGTGGTAATATCATTAATGCCTGACCATTGAACTCTGTTTGTTGCACCACTAATATTTCCTGTTACTAAAAAATCTCTTATCACTCCTGATACTTTGAATAGGGGTGGAGTTCCATCGGTAGCAATCGCTGAAAGATTGGCAAAGTTAGTTGAAGTTCCCATTAAATAATATTGAGGAGTGTCCACTCCATTACTTACAATTAGATAATCTCCAAATTGGGTAAAGGTAAAATAATCTGTATCGGTTCCAGTTAAACTTGATTTTCTTGAAGTAAAAGTTCCTGAAGATAATTGATAAATGTTTGTTTTAGTTGCAGCAAAATTATAGCTAGTATTATCAGTGGATCGAAATGAACCTGCTGCTTTAGATAAAGCTCCAATATCATTAGTGCTATAAGATGTTAAAGAAGGAAAGGGTTTATAGCTTCTAGCAGCAAAATAAACATTCTTTGCTACATTCGCACCAGGATTCATAAACTTGGGTTGATCTGGTAGCCATTCTCCAAAAGGTAATTGCATTATTTCCCCTAACTATTATTTGATATAACGGTTGTTCTATCTACAAAAGGTGAACCCACTGTAACATCCGATCTAGCCTGTAAAGGTGTTCCACTCCATGTATCCTCTTTATCGTTTCTTTCCAGTCGTTCCATGCTAGTTGCATAAAGCTGAGACCAGTTTTGTAATTTAGAGGGTTCAATGCCGCCTAAAAAATTAGCCGCATGATAAAGCGATCCATATAAATAAATACCTGGATGGCTGGTTAAAATATAATTAGTTGTTGTTGAATCTGATAAAGCATCTATCGCTTTATAATAATTAATGGTTGCGGTGTAGGTTCCGTCTGGTGTGGGTGCAAATCTAAAATTATCTCCTAGTATCGTATAAGCAACAGGTCTTCCAGAGGTACTACCCCCCTTCGTTTGATCCATTTGTGTTGGAGCC